CCAGCTCATGTCGTAGTCAGACATCTGTACGCGATTTGCCATGGAGCGGATGTTCCCGGAATCGATGTGCTGAGACTTGGCGGCATTAAAGGTCACGTTCATACGCACGGTCACGCCTGACTCAACGATAGCAAGCAGTCGATGCTGACCATCGACCAGCGTGCCATCGGAGGCAATGGCGATACCCTGATGCGTTGTATCCCAATACCCTTCTCTCATGTCTTTCGCCATCTTTTTGACTTTGGCGACGTTCACGTTCCGATTGTTATCGTTCCTCTCAAGCCATTTTGCTGCCTGTTCGGGCGAGATTTCGTAGCCATCCCGCGTTCTCTGATTGAAATTATAGCGTCCCATTTGTGATTCCTTTCTGCCCAAGTAGGCGTGTGTTTGATATTTGTTATTGATATTCAGAAAAATTCCCTGATTTGTGATTATATTCGTGTTGGTCGAGTTGGCGTGGCTGCATCGAAACAGTGCGCAACGTTCTGAGTCTGTGCATAACACCTCCTCTCACCAGCGGCGATAAGGTATCCCTGCCGCTGAGGTTATGAGTCCTAGCTCTGTCGTCTGAATCAGCCAGAATCGCCAGCAACTCATCGAGGATGCCGATATAGTTGTCGTCATTGATATACTGGATGGTGTTAATCATGGCCGTTTTCAGTGCATTGAGAGGCTCTCCGCGCATTGAACCGGAAGTATCGACAACGAACAAAGCTATTTCTTAGTCTGTGCGGGTGTATCCGTGGTCAGCTAACCATTTATGTACTTCATTCGTGACGTCCAATGTATCGATGGAATAGCTGTTAACTCCCAGTTTGCCATTGGAAAGATTCATGCCGATATTATAAATGAGCTTGTGGCCTTTCATTTTGCCGATGGTCGTTGTGCTTCCTGCGGCGAATGTTTTGACTCCGACGCCGAGTTCCGAGTTATTCTCGTAGTCCAGCTCTTTGTAAGTAAAATTGTCTTGTACAAGAATCAGTTTTTTGAAAATCTGATGACTCTGCAAGATGCCATTATGAATGGAAAGGCAGTTTTGCCAATCGGCTTCAAAATCAATCCAGTTCCCGAATGTGGAAGCTGTCAATGGAGCATTAGGACTCTGGTTGATAGCCGCTGCCTCTTGAAGCAGCAGTTTCTTAGGTGTTTTGTATTCCGCTACCGGATAGTTAATTTCACCCTTGCGCAGTATTTTCGCAAATGCTTTGACGGCAAGCTTACCAAAGATAACGCAGAAACATCCGCAGAAACCAAAAAATACGCCAAGCAGATAGAATACAAGTGTTGCTGTATGGATGCTTTCGGGGTCGTATCTCTGCGCTGATGCCTCCGAAATAACAAGGCCAATTGGAATCAGCAGCAAGATAATGCCGAAAATTATAAAGGCGATTCCCATTGTTACCCACATCTGACCCGTACCTGCCGGGGTCGCATATTTCAGTGCTCTTTTCCGTTCTTTCTCAGACGGAATCATCTTATCCTTTTTGGCTGCCATGATTTCCTCCTATTTTTAATCGTGAAATCTGTTGTTGATTTTCTGAATCAGCCAAAGCTGAGCTGCTCTGAGTCAGTTGAAAAGAAAGCCGCCTTTTTCTTTGCCTGCTCTTTTGCACTCTTACTCATCGGTTTCTTCGTGCCGTCCAGATGATGCTTGCTCTTGTACGAATAGCCTTTCCAGGCAGCCTGATAGGAAAGGTAGCCATATCCGTTAGCATTGTCCAGGACCTTATCAGTAGCGGTCTCGACCACAACATAACGGGGCTGGTTGGGCTTTGAGAGTTCATCGCTTTTCACGACACGATAGCTCTTCTTCTCATCTGCGCAGTACTTGGAAAACGGTAATGCGGATTCCTTTTTGGGCTTGGATTTTGCCTTGGCGCTTTCGATGCTTCCCTCAACGGAATCCACCAGTTCAGAGTCAAAGAACGCCTCATCAAGAGGTACGTTGGAGCTGTTCTGCTTCTTTGCTTCTTCGATTTTCTGATACATGGCATCTTCGGCGCGGCGCATCTTCCAAACCTTGATGAGGACTTTTTCCGGGAACGTGATGGTCAGTCCCTTTTCCGCCAGCATCTTTCGGACAGCAGGCGTAGCGAAAGACTTGTATTTTGCATACGGTCCTTCTTCGTGCTGCTCGATTTCATGGCTTACCTGAGTCATGTATTCCTCAAACGCCTTGTTCTGGTCGAGCCAGAACTCGACTTCGGAATAAGGAGAATCATGGTCCACGGTTTTTTGAAGTTCGCAACTCTTTGCATAAGCAAGGCAAGCATCTTTTACATCGGCAAAGCCCATCCCGAAATTATCGTTCAGAGTGTTTCGGCGTGCTCCATCCATCACAAAATAGCGGCTTCCTTGCTTGATGATGGCGATACCGTCGCCGGAAGTGATGGCGGTGGGTTCTTCCGCATATCCGTCGTCAGTCCAGCGGTCGATAATCGATGCCGTATCCTGTACAAAGCCTTTTCGGCAGGTGTAATAATCCGCGCCGTTGTAAGCTCGTTTCGTGATGCACTTGGTAATTGCGTCAATCAGAGCGTCCTTATCCTTGATTTTTACGCTGTACATCAGGTTACTTTTCACATTCCAGACAACGCCATATGGAAGACTCAGCGCAATCATAGAACACGCACACTGCAGAAAATGCTTGTGTGCCAGACTGCTGATGAACTTGATGCAGTAGACGGTGCCGTTCTTTACGACATCCGCAAGGCCCGAGGCATAAATCACTTTATGGTCATTAGTATGGATGTCGATATCTCCGCGTGCCTGAACATACTCATCGGGAGTGAACACGGTGCCAAGCCGCATACTGAGCGACATTTTGGCTTTTGCGCTCACAAAAGGAGGCTTGACCTGTTTTACATACCGGCACTGATTCGTTTCAAGCGCCGTGAGCAGCAGAACCTTATCCTCGACCGTTGCGCCTTTCTTGATTTTCAAATACTGCATGTCCTTGTGTAGGTCCATGTAATAAGCGAGTGCGTCATCGATATCATAGGAATTAAAGAAGCCTGCCTGCATATAGATGCTGATACAGGGGGACAAATCAATCATGGCATCCGCTGCCTGCACATCGATGGTCGTATTGTCGTTGTGCTCAATCGGTGTGACTTCCAGCAGCTTATAGCAAGCATCAACATCTTCGATGAATTTGTGGTCGAACATCTCGGAGAACGAAAACGGATGCCGGAACACGCAATTCATTCCAGTCGGAGTCATCAGGGATTTATCGCTCAACGGATGGTCTGAGTTTACGAAAATGATTCGCTGCTTTCCTCGGCTTGCTGCGACACAAAACAGATTCCGAAGAATCTCATATCGTGCCATTGGTTTGTTTGTGCGAGACGACCAGTATTCTTCCGTGAAATCAAACACAACGCAGATAGGCCGCTCCATACCTTTGCTGCCGTCAAAAGTCGTGAAGATACCAACATCCGAGGAGGGTGCTACTGCTTTATTCCCGTCATTGTCTGCGATACTTGCATAGACATGATGCTTGTCATAGAGGTTCCCCGGTCGATTCTCCAAGTCGTTGAGCACCTTCGTCATGGCTCCAATTCGAGCACCCAGGCAAAGGACATTTTTGGGGTTCTGCTTATTCAGGAACTCTGTTACTTCATCGACCGACATCTGTTCCACGATACAGGAGCTATTTACGCCATTGATGGTCTTGCCCCAGATGTTGCCGAGTCGTTCTGCCAAGTCATGAGAAATACGGAAGCATTTCGTGAAAACCACCTGTTCATGGCGGCCGAGAAAAACCTGCATGAACTCCCAGACATCCAGCGCTGTATCATCGTAGATTTTCTGCTTCATATCGCCCACTGCGACGATTTGAAGGTTCGGATTCTGAGAACGGATATATTTGAGCAGTTCTGCAATCCCGTCATTGATATCCTGATACTCGTCAATGATAAGAGTATCAATTGGCGGAATCGGAATTTTCTTTTCCAATACCATGGCAAGCTGTTCGCCTTGTCCGCAATTCCGGATTCCCTTTTTGTTCAGCAGCAGGCTTGCAAATCCATGATAGTTCTGAACCAAGACATTATGATTTTTGATTTTGTCTTTGGCGTCAAGTTTGAGTAATCGGTTATAGGTCAAGTACAGGATACGCCGTTCTGGAGGGTACGCATCACAGAGCACGTTGATGGTCGATGTCTTTCCGCTGCCAATGCAGGCGTCACACAATACGTTTTTTCCCGACAATGCCAAATGTACGAATTCCTGTTGTTCGCTTGACAAGTCGTTCAGCGTCATAGCTATATCTCCTAACAACAAAAATGCCCCGACAGCATCCAATTCAGATGCCGTCAGGGCACAATTTTTATCTTATTAGGGTTATTATATCTGATTCGCACAGATGTGCAAGCTTTATTTTACTATGTTTCATCTTGCTTCTGGGCAAAAAAGGATGCCCACCTGCAATTTACAGCTTCCAAATCTCAACATTCAGATTCCAGGCTTTTGCTGCATCGCTGATGATGTCCAGAACCGTGTCCCAGTCGCCTCCGGCAAGGCCGCAGCCTAAACCATATGGCAGCCGGACGATTGCGCTCTGATTCTTTTGAGCACAGTCTCGGAAAAATGAGAACAGTGCAGTCGCTAGTGCAGCGTAATTTGTTTGTCTTTCGCCCCGGCCATAGCCATTTTGGCCGAACAGGTTCACGATGTACAGCTTCGGCTCTACCAGAACTTCTTGATAAGTCCCAAGCTTGTTGCCATCACTGCCATAGCAAAGTCCCAGATAGCGCCGATATACTACCGGCCATTGGCTGCGAATTTGCATCGCGAGTCCGGCTCCCATCACGCCTTTGCAATTTACTTGCTGGCAAATGTAAGTTGGCTTACTCGCAGAAAGTCGTGAAAAAATATTGCCGTCGATAAATTTAATGCCCATCTTACTTACCACCCTTTCCAAATTTCGAAGCATTCCCTGGATAGATGGTGTAGTCCGTGCCATAATCAACGTTATTGTCTCGGTATACGAGCTCTACATTCGACATGCTGGTATAGAAAACCTTGTCTCGGTAACGGCTATCACTGATTTCAAATTTGATGTTTTGCCCGTTGTCCACGATTTCGTAGCTTACGAGAGCGGATACGGTCCAAATATTGTCGTAGCGAAAATGAATTTGACACCTCCCACGATTGAAATCGTGGGATTCCTGGGTGGCGGTGGCAAGGCTTATCACCATGCCGCATACAAGGCAGCGAGTTATGCGGTTTCTCACCAACAGCTACGGGTGTAGTTGTCAATGAGCGTCCAGCCAAAATGGTTGACCAACATACTTTTCTGCGTTCCCAGCTTTTTAAGTGCATCCTCCTGTGGAGTTTCACCTCTTGCGAGGCAGCTCTCTAACGAGGAATGTGTCGAATTCCCCGAAAAACTATTATTTTAGAACCCTACGCTTGCAGGAAGGTAGCTTTTATCCTTCTGCAAGCGCTTTATTGTATTTTCGTGCATCACTAAGAATGCAGGAAAAGCTGAGTTAAGAACTTTTGTATTGTATTCCAAAGATTCAGTATCTATATATTCAAGCAGAAAAGCGGAATACAGGTCACGCTGAACCACTTCTCCGCTGCTGAGATGTGCCATCCGTTCAGATAGTTTCTTCTTGGTATAG